TGCTCCAGGATTGTCTTCGCCTTCTGGATCTTCGAAGTCTGAACCACCGTTATCTTCTTCCGATTGACCAGGAACAAGACCAGTGGATAGTTCGAAACCTGAGTCTTTGTGACCGCCGCGTGTTTGTGCGTCGCTTACTTGACCAGTAACGGGATGCATGTATTGACCGATACCAGATGATTGACCAGGAACGATAGCGGGGGAGAGCGCACTTGCCATTACATCTGATTCAGTTACAAGCTCCTCAAACTTTTCGTTTAAGTTATCTGACATTTGAGATTCCTCGTAATTCTAATATGTTTATTCTATGATTATTTATGAAATTATAAACTTTGTAAGAAGTGACTGAACGCTTTCAGCGACCTCTCCTCAAGATTTTTTCTGGTAGATTCAGAAATATACTTATGATATTTAGCAACATTAACCTCTTTAATGATGCCATTTTCCCATACCCACTCTTTACCTTCCATAATTCCGTTCACAAATGCGTCAGGCGCGGAGGGATCTGCTACGATGTCAGCAGCAGTTGCGAGCATGAAATCATCACGAACATAGTTGGCACCGTTCTTCTCTTCGATAGAACCCATGCCTCTAGAAGAAACGCCAAGTTTCACTCCTGATTCCAGAAGTGACTTAGCAATGTTTCCCATGGGAGTATTTAGGATCTGTGCTTTACCGATAAAATTGGAACCTTCTGCTTTGAGGGAAACAATCTTGTGTGACACACGATCCAAGTTAACAGTAGGACCATCAGGATGACCTAGTTCACCGAGAGCACGACCAACATTTACATACTGTTCTGTGTATCTACCAACTTCGCGCTCTAGAACGCCAAATGGATATACGCGACCGTTGCGGTTTTTAATATCACCTTGAAGGAATACGCCTTCAATGTAAAGATTTTTTTTACCGTTGGTTTCTTCTTCAAGGATTTGAATATCCTCGATTGCTTCGGTGATTAGTTTCATTGTTCTGGTTCCTCTGCTGGTGTTTCTTCTACCTCCTCTTCAGGAGTTTCAGGTTGATCGAAAAATGTTTGAGCAACGGTTTGCTTATAATCTTTCATTGCTTCTGCTGCTTTTCCGTAGAGGATGTCAGCAATTTTGTCAAGTGCTTGAACACGATTGCCATCACGAATGGCATTTACAACTTCAATAGTATCCATTTAATTTACCTATAATAAATTATTTAGTTTTGTGATGTTTTAGGTTTAGGTGGTGCAACAGGTGCTGGGGGTGGTGGAGGCAATGCTCCAACTTCCAGAGTTGCTGCATTCATTAGGTTGGTATGAACAGGATCAGGAATCTTACCTTCCGCAATCTCATTCTCCATTTGCTTGGAGATTTCGTCATACTCAGCATCAGATTGCATTAGAACTTGCTTTCTTACATACTCGATGGAGTAATACTTCCCAAGGAAAGGATCGAGAGCAGTTGCAACCTGAAGACGATTGCCCATGAGTTCTGCTTGCTTAAGTTCTTCAAAATGATTATCAAACTGGAAATCATATTGAATATGCTCTTGCATTTCATCCCAATCTTCAGGTGCAATAACACCTTTTAGAATGAGTTGAGTCTTAAGCATGTCGTGGAACAATGCGCTAAACTTCTTACGAAGTCTTGCAATCCACTTGGCAAACTTAAGTTCATCGCGTAGAATCTCAGATGAACGACCAAGTGAAAATCCTTGGTTGGCATCATCTAAACGCGATGGTGGAAGGTTGAGTGAGTTGTAAAGTTTCTTTTTGAAATACTCAACATCCTTGAGTTCACCTAAGTTCTGACCGCCAGGAAGTGTGGTGATTTCTGTTCCTCTACCACCTTCACGACGAGGAAGCCAGAAATCCTCAAGCATACTCATATGCTTTTTGTCATCGCGGATTTCACCAGTTTGTGCGTCATACACAAGTTTGTTACGATAGCGAGCCATAACTTCACGAAGGTATTGCTCTGCTTTTACCTTAGGAAGATTGCCTACATCGATGTAAAAGATACGGCGTTCTGGTGCGCGAGAAAGTCTGTAGATAACCAGCGCATCTTCAATCATGCGTAACTGGTTGAGTGCTTTGATTGACTTGTGTAAGAAACTCAACACCATCTTTTTGTTGAGATCTTGTAAACCTGATGTTACATATGTGATAGCATCGTTTGCAATCTTGACGCCACTCGTTGCGTTGTTGACATCAAAGGTTGAACTGATGAATCCCTTTGGATTATACATGTAATATTCTACATACTCACCAAAGTCATATGACATTGCTGTGTCAACACCGCCTCTATTTGCTGAAAGAACTGTGTTGAACTTAGGATCTTTGTTTTGAACTCTGACCTTTTTAATCTTCAATGGGTCGATGAATCTGAGTTCAGAAATGCCTGCTTTAGGATTAGACAGATCGATAACTTTATGGTAATATAAACGACCATCAATATACCAAGTTCTAAAAATTTCATGCGCTCTAGTATCAAAAGATAGTAGACGCTTTAAATAATCAAACTCTTCACGAATTTTTTTCTTAATTGGTTCTCCAACTTCAAGATTTGAAAGTTCAATTTGAACTGGAGAATCGTCTAAACTAGAATTGATTGCTTCATTAACAATCTCATCAATTGCAGAATCAACCTCTGGATGCATAGACATATCGCGGTAGCGTTTAATGAGATCAAACTCATTTCTTGCTACGCCGTCGATATCTACATACGAACCAAAATAACCACCAGCTACGGTGGTTACTGCGTCATCAGCATTAGGAGGAATTGGGGATTGACCCTTCAATTCCTCCGCTTTGCTTTTAATTGAGAATCCAAAAAGTTGACTCATGTTTAAAGTGTCTCACTGACTATGATATATTTATCAGACAATAGAACCGTTGGTGCTGGTGCCTGCACCAGAAGTCCAGTACTGAAGTTGGAACTCAACTGTGAAATCTTCAATCTGATCGTTGCTATCATAAGCAAGATCAATTTGAGAAACATTAGTTGGGAAGCAACCCCATAGTTTGTATGTTCTGATAACATTACCACCAGCACTTGCATCTCTATCTAATTGCTGAATTAGAATATCTGCGGTGTAACCAGTGTTATTGCTTGGAGCTGATAGTGCTGCAGTGTTTGCTTCGTGAGCATTAATTGCTTGCATCCACTTCTCCATTCCATTGCGAATTTTAAATTCTCTGTCATTAATAAATGTTGCAGTCCATGTATCAAAAGTTCTATCTCCAGCAACTTTTACTGTTCTTCCACGGAAGGGAATTTCAATAACACCCAATTGGGAAGCAGGTAGAGCAGCAGACTTACAAAGTAAATTTGTAAGTTCTACATCTGTTCCTGTTAAGAATCCTGTTTGAGTAGTCGTTGGCCAGATGAAACTGGCTAGAAATAGATTAGGGCGTACACCCTGTTGTACTGATTGTAAAAATGAATTTACGCTACTAGTAATTGCCATTGCTCGTTACCTCGGTGATTTTTTTTATTATCAAGCTGTTTGACCAGTTACTTCAGAAAACTCAACACCACTTCTTGTAGCAACTACAGTGATAGTTACAAAGTTGATAGAACGAGTTGGTTTTACATAAATTTCAGCAACAAATTCATTTCTATCAATAACATCTGCGGTGTTATTAGTTTCATCGCAAACTACTAAGTAATCAAGAACTCCTCTCTTTGCTTGAATTTCACTTAGGAAAGAATTGGCAGCGTTGAGGAAACCATTTCTTGTTGTAGAATCATTGAGTTCAAAGATAACATTTTTTGCAAGTGATGACATTCTCTTTTCAATAGCAAGGAATAAACGACGAACATTAATTCTGTCGAATGCACTTGGAGTTGCGAGAGCTGTCTTGTCTCCAAAGAGAATAATACCTTGACCTGGGAAAGCAGTGATTGGATTAATTCTCTTGAGATATAATTTATCTCTATCTGATTTTGTTGGTGAATATGCAAGTTTCACTGCTGTCTTAATGTTTCCTCTTTGGATACCAGCTGGTGAGAACCAATCTTCTGCACTAGCAGAAGTTTGAACACATAAACCAGCTACATCACCGTTGCAAGGAATGTAACGATAAGTGTCATTGAATCTATCATAAATGTACTTATAACCACTATCGAATACAGCATATGATGTGCTAGTTCCAACAGTGTCAAAGAAAGTGATGATGTCATCTCTTTGAGCACTTGCTGAAGATAGAGCAACAAATCCTTTGTGAGGAGAAACGAATGCGAGGCAATCTTTTCTTACAGCTGCAATATCAATTACTTTTTGTGCCTTTGTTACCTGATCTGCTTCAATTGCTAGACTACCACCAGTTAGAACAAAATCTACTGAAATTACTTCTGTGTCAGCAAAAACATCAAGTGCTGCAGTAATATCAGAAACAGAAGTAGTGTATGAATCTACACCTCCAGAAAGTGCTAAAGTTGTATTGCCAGCAGAAACATTAGTTGGTCCTGCGTAAATATATGCAGAACGATTATTAATTACATCCTTGTAATATGCAGAAGCACCTTGGGCATCTTTAGCAGTTGATAATCTAGAAACATATAAAAATGTCTCTAAAATATTATTGGA